CGGAAATTCCACTCGGACTATGGGCACGCATCCTGCGCCTCTATGCGATCCCTGGCACGGCCTTGTTTCGCGTCTTTCTATTCGGGCTACGCCATCCGCGCCAGTTCCCTCCCCGACACGAGGCGATCAAGGCGACCCATATCAACGGGGGATACACCTATCCATGCCGACATGATACCATCGTCATTCATCGGCTAGAAGATGCGACACGTGTTTTGCTCCATGAACTTCAGCATTCCACGTGCCTGGATCATGAGGAGGATGGAACGGATCTGGTGGAGGCCGAAACGGAGGCATGGGCGGAACTATGGCATGTGGCCCTCTTGTCCCAAGGGAAGTCTCATCTGTTCCATCGCCTTCTCCAACTTCAATCGGACTGGATCCAGGATCAGAATGAACGCGTTCGGGACCATATGAAGGATCCGACGTCGATGGAGTTTCCGTGGCGCTATACGATTGGAAAGGAGAATGTCTGGCGACGATGGGGGATCTTACGACCGTTTCGTGGGACGGTTCGTGTAGGGCGATCGTTGCGTCTCACGTGTCCTCCTTCCGACGCGATTCAGCGCATATTTGGAGTTCGATCGGTAGCACTGTAATTTGTTTCTTTATCGTCTGCCCATGTGTTCATGGGGTAATGATAGAGTTTATGTAATACGAATACCTTTTTACTGAGAATCCTGCGAGTCCTGCGAGGCAAGAAGATCGCGTGGATCTCTCGGACCCGATGCTGCGGCTGCCGCATGACCGCTATGAGAGGCTGCTGCCGCGGATAGTTCTCTACGAATTGCTGCGAGGCTCATACGTTTTCCACTGCGAATGGCCTCTGATCGGGCGGATGATGAAGCTGCCTGCGCGCTACCATTGTTCATATGTCGGCCCTCTCGTCCGCGCATCGCGCGACTAGCACGTGCGGAGGCTTGCTCTGCTATACGACTGCTGCGCTTTGCAGCTTCTACCGCAGCAAGTTCATTCGCCGCGCTAGGAGCATATCGAACAAAATTGTTCACCAAGGATGCATTGGACGCAGATGCTTTGGACGCTTTGGGCGCTTTGGACGCTTTGGATCCCTTGGGCGCACGAGCGGAGGATTTCTTGATTTTTAGTCCATTGCTCATAGAAACATTTTTGACCGTTGACTTACGACTAGAGGCATATTTTCCAAACAATTTATGGCCAAAGTGCTTATCTGCTTTGGTTCGCGTATTACGAGAGGAGAAGAGCGATTTACGAGCCGTAGAGATTCCCTGGAGACCGCTTGGGCGGCGAGAGGAGTAATGACGACGCAGAAATCGCTTCGGGCGGGCTACGCCACCCTGCATGTTCTTTCGTGTGTGTGACATCTACTAGAATGGGATATTTTATGGTAATGGTAGTGTATTTACTGGATCCACTTATAAGGTCCGTCGCCCCGCACCGTCATGTGGTCCTTCTTCACCTCCACCTCTAAGGGGACATCTCGTCTTGTTCCAAAGACCATCCAATGAACCTCACACGGCGCAGACGCATAGATCGTAAACCGATTCTGAAACACATCCGTCGTCTTCACATGAATCCACTGCTCGTCGTCCTTGGCGATCGGAGTAAGATGAACCGTAAAGTTGGTGGCCAGGCGGTCCACATAGTCGGGCAGGGAGACCGTCACGGATCGTTCGCGGATCGTAGCCTGTCCGCGATAATACACGCCCGCCTCGGGACCTTCCACGCACGCGTGGATCAGATAGTGATCCTGTTTTGTCGGGTGATCAATCACGAACGTCTTTGCACCCGTCGGACCCACGGGACCCTGGATACCTTGGACATTAGACAGTTCTACCACGGACAACACAGGGCCTGCCACATAGCCCCAGTAAGTGGCGACATCACTTTGAATGATCTTCAATGAATACACGTAGGTCCCTGTTACGGGTGTGTCAATCACTTCAATGCTGTAGGCTTGCGCCTCGGCCGCAGTGGCGGCGACAATGGCCATCCGATTTCCAATGCCCGTGTTATTACGGAAGAGTTGAATGATGATCGTGCCACCCACCACAGTATTCACATCACCCGTTGCGATCACTTGAACAGGGTTACCTGCCGTCGTGATCGAGGTCTCAATGACCGAGTAGGGTCCCGTCCATCCCGCCGAAGGAATAGCGTGGATGTTATCAATGGACGTGGGGGCAATGATCTGGGAGAAGTTGAGCGGCCCATAGACGGGTGGGGGGCCCGTGGGACCTGTGTAGCCCGTGGGACCTGTTGTGCCCGTGTAGCCAGTAGGACCCGTGTAGCCAGTGGGACCTGTTGTGCCCGTGGGACCCGTTTCACCCGTGGGGCCCGTGGTTCCCGTGTAGCCCGTGGGACCCGTGGTTCCCGTCGTGCCCGTGGGACCGACCTGAGTATACATCACTTGCGTGACCGTAACGATGATGGAAGGGACAGCAGGAACAGCATTGGAGGGGTAGGCCGTCAGTTCCGTATCCGTGCCATCGGAAAGTGCCATGATCTCCACATAGTCCTCTGCTTGAAACGTGTCTACGTAGTTCCATGCGGCAACTTGGAATTCGTTCTGGTTCTTGAGGGTGATGTAGGTGGCGGATCGTGGGATGTTCGTTCCATTTCGTCGGAACCAGATGGTGAGCTGTTCTTGTCCCGCGGTTGACAGGACGATTTGAGCGGAGAACTGGATGTTGTAGACGCCCGTGGCATCAAAGTAGATCCGAGAACTGGGAATGCCCAGGTGAACACCATTGGTTGCTTCGGTGGTGTTATAGGTGAGAGGGCGCGCTGTGGAGAAATTGGTCTGCGTGGTGGAATCCGAAAAGACGCCATAATATCCGAGGGCGCCTCCTGCGCCCACGGGGCCCATTGGACCCGTGAAACCCGTGGTTCCCGTAGCGCCCGTTGTTCCCGTCGTTCCTGTGTTTCCTACCACGCTGAACGAGGTGTGAAGGTGGGAATAGGTGGAAGCACTCTCGTAATACGTTGTAAGGATGCGAGTGCCACCGTTTGTATTGTCCGCGAGGATCTTCACAATCAGAGATGCATAGGAGGTGATGTCCACATAGGGAACATCGAGTGTCGCCGTGTATTGTTGGATCGTAGTCGTAGTAATCTGGTCCCTGCTAGAGGTGCCAATGAGCGTCTCCGTGCCGCCCGATGTTCGTCCATAGAGTTGGAACTTCACATAGACGCCGAGACCCGCGATATTATTAACACTCGCAAAGAGATTCAGGTCCCAGATGCCTGGGGGAATGAAGGTCTGTTGGGAGAGATTGATCTCGTAGTTTCCAAATCCTGCGACGACCACATTGGACGATCCTGAGACGAGGGTGGTGGGGAGGGCCGTTTGGGCCGCAGAGGTTTGGGTGATCGAGAGAAGTTTGTAGGTATTGATGGTGGGACTGGGAACTTGGCTGTAGTTCAGATACAGGAGCAGACCGCTGACGGTTCCTGGAATGCCTTGGATACCTTGTGTGCCTGTAGGGCCCGTGGGACCCGTTGTGCCTGTTTCTCCTGTGTAGCCCGTAGGACCCGTGTAGCCCGTTTCGCCCGTCGGGCCAGTAGGACCTGTCTCGCCCGTGGGACCTGTTTCACCCGTGGGGCCCGTTTCACCCGTGGGACCCGTCTCACCCGTGGGACCCGTCTCTCCCGTCGGACCTGTCTCTCCCGTGGGGCCCGTTTCTCCTGTGGGACCTGTTTCACCCGTCGGACCTGTCTCGCCCGTTGGGCCTGTTTCACCCGTTGGGCCTGTTTCACCTGTGGGACCCGTCTCTCCCGTCGGACCTGTTTCTCCTGTGGGGCCAGTGGGACCTGTTTCACCCGTGGGGCCCGTTTCACCCGTGGGACCCGTCTCACCCGTGGGACCCGTCTCTCCCGTCGGACCTGTTTCTCCTGTGGGGCCCGTAGGACCCGTCTCACCTGTGGGACCCGTTTCACCCGTGGGGCCTGTTTCGCCAGTAGGGCCTGTGGGGCCTGTAGGACCCGTTTCACCCGTGGGACCTGTTTCACCCGTGGGACCCGTCTCGCCCGTCGGGCCTGTTTCACCCGTGGGACCCGTCTCACCTGTGGGACCCGTTTCACCTGTGGGGCCCGTTTCACCAGTAGGGCCTGTTTCACCCGTGGGGCCCGTTTCTCCTGTGGGACCCGTCGGACCCGTCTCTCCCGTCGGACCTGTTTCACCTGTGGAGCCAGTGGGACCCGTTTCACCTGTGGGACCTGTTTCACCTGTGGGACCCGTTTCACCTGTGGGGCCAGTGGAACCAGTTTCACCTGTAGGACCTGTCTCGCCTGTGGGGCCCGTTTCGCCAGTCGGGCCTGTTTCACCTGTGGGACCCGTTTCTCCCGTGGGGCCTGTTTCACCTGTTGGACCTGTTTCGCCTGTCGGACCGGTGGGACCCGTTTCGCCAGTAGGTCCTGTTTCACCTGTGGGACCCGTTTCTCCCGTGGGACCCGTTTCACCCGTGGGACCCGTGTAGCCCGTGGGACCCGTTGTTCCAGTAGGACCGTCGATGCCATCCAGGTTCACATTGTAGACCACCGTGGAACTGAAATCACCTTGAATGTTACGAATGCCATTCACCGTGAGAGCGCCTGTGGATGCATCATAAGACTGAACACGCGCCTCAAACGAAATGGTGGAATCCAAGGAGGATACGATGATCACACTGTTTCCTGGGAGGTAAGCGAGATTCGTGGCCACAGTAAGGGATTCCGTTCCGTCATAGACGGGTGCGAGAACAACCGCGGTCGTTGTTGCAGTCATGTAGCGATCAGAAAAGCCCGTGGGACCCTGCGTTCCCGTCGTTCCCGTGGGACCCGTTTCACCCGTGGGGCCTGTTTCACCCGTGGGACCTGTTTCTCCTGTAGGTCCCGTGGGACCCGTGGTGCCCGTGTATCCTGTGGTGCCCGTGGGACCCGTAGTGCCTGTGTATCCTGTGGGACCCGTGGTGCCCGTGTATCCTGTGGTGCCCGTGGAACCCATCACACCCGTAGCACCCGTGGCACCGTCGATGCCGTCAATGTTTACAAGATAGACTGCTGCTGACGTAAAATCACCCGATACATTGCGAATGTTCTGGATCGTGATGTCACCTGTCAGGCTGTCATACGATTGAACAATGCCTTGGAAGCGATTGATGACAGAACTCGTAGATCCGTATTGGGAGACCGCTGTCGTAGACGTGATATTGGGAGCCACATTGGAGGGAGTGACCACCTTTAGAAGACAACGTCCTGCGGCACCGTCTCCACCTGGGCATGTGTAGGATCCACCCGCACCACCTCCTGAGCCCGTGTTCGCCACACCATTGCCACCCTTCACACGCTGATTGCCAGAGGTACCAGTTGATGCCGTTCCACCTACCTGAACAGGGGAACCACCGATTATGACGGAGCCACCCACGCCTGCCTGGGCGCCACTGACTCCATCCCAGCAGCCACCGCCACCACCTCCTCCAAAGGCAAGAGTGGTTTGTAGAAGAGAGATCGCAATGGCCGCGCCACCGTTTCCTCCTGAATAGGCGACGACGCTTGCTCCTGCTCCACCACAACCGCCACCACCTCCTCCTGCAATGACACCACTGCTGATGCCCGCACGACCTGCTCCACCCGCAAATCCCGTGCCATTGGTTCCTCCATTATTCGTGGAGCCACCTGGTGTGATTCCTGCGTCTGGATTGGTTGCATTATATCCGTTACCACCGCCTCCGCATCCTCCTGCAAACCCTCCTGTAGAGGGACTGTCATTGTATCCTGCACCATGACCACCACCACGAACACGAAACACGTCCGATCCGCCATTCTGAATATAGGTATCTTGACCATTGACGGCGGCGGTGGCGGATGCCGCATTGGTGGGGACAAGACCTCCTGCTCCTCCTGCACCCACATAGACCGAGTAGGTCGTTCCTGAGGAGACGGAGTGGGGAGTTCCATTCGTGTAATAATAGGCTCCTGCGCCACCACCACCCGCGTGGATTGCACCACCACCTGCGCCACCTCCAATCATAAAGACTTCCATGGTCACCGCCTCGTTGAACGTGAGAGTGTTGGATCCTTGCGTCAGATCGTAGTAATAGGTGACGCCTGCAGAGGGGGCTGCGACGGTCACGGAGAGACCAGGGGTATAGGCTAGGCCTGATCCGACGGTGGTCGTGATCGTTCCATCATAGGTGGGGGTTAAGATGGTGGAGGACGTGGAGGTGGGATAGACGGATCCCGTGGGGCCTGTCTCTCCTGTGTAGCCCGTGGGGCCGGTTTCGCCCGTGGGACCGGTTTCGCCCGTCGGACCGGTTTCTCCTGTGTAGCCCGTGGGACCTGTCTCTCCTGTGGGACCGGTTTCACCTGTGGGGCCCGTCTCTCCTGTGGGACCCGTCTCTCCTGTGGGACCCGTCTCACCAGTAGGGCCAGTAGGACCTGTTTCTCCCGTGGGACCGGTTTCACCTGTAGGACCGGTTTCTCCTGTGGGGCCTGTTTCTCCCGTCGGACCTGTTTCTCCCGTCGGACCGGTTTCACCAGTAGGGCCCGTCTCTCCTGTGGGACCCGTCTCTCCTGTGGGACCCGTCTCACCCGTGGGGCCAGTCGGGCCTGTTTCTCCCGTGGGGCCCGTCTCGCCAGTAGGACCCGTCTCTCCTGTGGGACCCGTCTCACCCGTGGGGCCAGTAGGGCCTGTCTCTCCTGTGGGGCCCGTCTCGCCAGTGGGGCCAGTCGGGCCTGTTTCTCCTGTGGGACCCGTCTCTCCAGTAGGGCCTGTTTCACCCGTGGGACCGGTTTCTCCTGTGGGGCCCGTCTCGCCAGTGGGGCCAGTAGGACCGGTTTCTCCTGTGGGGCCCGTCTCACCCGTGGGGCCTGTCTCTCCCGTGGGACCGGTTTCACCCGTGGGGCCTGTCTCTCCTGTGGGACCGGTTTCACCTGTAGGGCCCGTCTCTCCAGTGGGACCCGTCTCTCCTGTGGGGCCTGTCTCTCCCGTGGGACCGGTTTCACCTGTGGGGCCGGTGGGTCCTGTTTCACCCGTGGGACCCGTCTCACCCGTGGGGCCAGTAGGACCTGTCTCTCCCGTGGGTCCCGTCTCACCCGTGGGGCCAGTGGGGCCTGTTTCACCCGTGGGACCCGTTTCACCAGTAGGGCCCGTCTCTCCCGTGGGTCCTGTCTCTCCTGTGGGACCCGTCTCACCCGTGGGGCCCGTCTCACCTGTAGGACCTGTCTCGCCCGTGGGGCCAGTCGGGCCCGTCTCACCTGTGGGACCCGTTTCACCAGTAGGGCCCGTCTCTCCCGTGGGACCTGTTTCACCCGTGGGACCCGTCTCTCCCGTGGGTCCCGTCTCGCCAGTAGGGCCAGTAGGTCCTGTTTCACCCGTAGGACCCGTCTCTCCCGTGGGTCCCGTCTCGCCAGTAGGGCCAGTAGGTCCTGTTTCACCCGTGGGACCCGTCTCTCCCGTGGGGCCCGTCTCTCCCGTGGGGCCAGTGGGTCCTGTTTCACCCGTGGGACCCGTTTCACCAGTAGGGCCTGTCTCTCCCGTGGGACCAGTAGGACCTGTTTCACCAGTAGGACCTGTTTCTCCTGTGGGTCCCGTCTCGCCAGTAGGGCCAGTGGGCCCTGTTTCACCCGTGGGACCCGTCTCTCCTGTGGGTCCCGTCTCTCCCGTGGGACCAGTCGGGCCTGTTTCACCCGTGGGACCTGTTTCTCCTGTGGGTCCCGTCTCTCCCGTGGGACCTGTTGTGCCCGTTGCACCTGTGGGACCGTCAATGCCATCCAGGTTCACATTGTAAACGACGGTGGAACTAAAATCGCCTTGGATATTGCGGATCGTATTCACTGTGAGAGCACCTGTTGCAGGATCGTAGGATTGGACCTCTGCCTCAAAGGAAATCGTAGGATCGGAGGAAGACACGATCAATACACTATTTCCTGTGATGTAGGCCAAATTCGTGCCGACAGTCATGCTTTCTGTGCCATCATAGACAGGTGCGAGAAGAACAGCCGTCGTCGTGGCGGTTAGAAAGCGATCTGAAAAGCCTGTGGCACCCATGGGGCCTGTGGGTCCCGTTGTTCCTGTAGAACCTGTGGGGCCGTCAATGCCATCCAAGTTGACATTGTAGACGACGGTAGAACTGAAATCGCCTTGAATATTGCGAATGGTATCTACCACGAGAGCACCTGTGGATGCATCATAGGACTGAACACGTGCCTCAAAGGAGATCGTGGAATCCGATGAAGATACAATGATGACACTATTTCCTGGGAGATAGGCCAGATTCGTGGATACAGTAAGGGATTCCGTGCCGTCATGAATGGGGGTAAGGAGAACGGCGCTGGTGGTGGATGTCATGTAGCGATCGGAAAAGCCAGTGGGACCCATGGTTCCTGTGGTGCCCGTGGGACCCGTCTCTCCCGTGGGACCCGTCTCTCCTGTAGGGCCCGTCTCACCCGTGGGTCCCGTTTCACCTGTAGGGCCAGTGGGGCCTGTTTCACCCGTGGGGCCAGTGGGACCCGTTTCACCCGTCGGGCCGGTTTCACCTGTCGGACCCGTCTCTCCCGTGGGACCCGTCTCTCCCGTGGGACCAGTGGGACCGGTTTCACCCGTGGGGCCCGTTTCGCCCGTGGGACCCGTTTCGCCCGTGGGGCCAGTGGGACCCGTTTCACCAGTGGGACCCGTTTCACCCGTGGGACCCGTTTCGCCCGTGGGACCAGTGGGACCGGTTTCACCCGTGGGGCCCGTTTCGCCCGTGGGACCAGTGGGACCCGTTTCACCCGTGGGACCCGTTTCGCCAGTAGGACCCGTTTCACCTGTAGGACCCGTGGGACCCGTTTCACCAGTGGGACCCGTTTCACCGGTGGGACCCGTTTCGCCAGTGGGGCCTGTCTCTCCTGTGGGACCCGTTTCACCTGTAGGACCTGTCTCTCCTGTGGGACCGGTTTCTCCCGTGGGACCGGTTTCACCAGTAGGGCCCGTCTCTCCCGTGGGGCCAGTGGGACCTGTTTCTCCTGTGGGACCCGTTTCACCAGTAGGGCCCGTCTCGCCCGTGGGGCCAGTGGGACCCGTCTCTCCCGTGGGACCCGTCTCTCCCGTGGGGCCTGTTTCTCCTGTGGGACCAGTGGGACCCGTCTCTCCCGTGGGACCCGTTTCACCTGTGGGGCCCGTTTCTCCAGTAGATCCTGTATCACCAGTGGGACCCGTGGGACCCGTCTCTCCCGTGGGACCCGTCTCTCCCGTGGGTCCAGTGGGACCTGTCTCTCCTGTGGGACCGGTTTCACCCGTGGGGCCCGTTTCACCAGTAGATCCTGTATCACCAGTGGGACCCGTGGGACCCGTCTCTCCCGTGGGACCCGTCTCTCCCGTGGGTCCAGTGGGACCTGTCTCTCCTGTGGGACCGGTTTCACCCGTGGGGCCCGTTTCACCAGTAGATCCTGTATCACCAGTGGGACCCGTGGGACCCGTCTCTCCCGTGGGGCCTGTGGGACCGGTTTCGCCAGTCGGACCAGTGGGACCCGTTTCACCCGTGGGGCCCGTTTCGCCAGTAGGGCCTGTTTCACCCGTGGTGCCAGTGGGACCTGTTTCTCCCGTGGGACCTGTTTCTCCTGTGGGGCCCGTTTCACCCGTTGGACCCGTCTCACCCGTTGGACCCGTCTCTCCCGTGGGACCCGTCTCTCCTGTGGGACCAGTGGGGCCTGTCTCACCCGTGGGACCTGTTTCTCCAGTGGGACCCGTTTCACCAGTAGGGCCTGTTTCACCCGTCGGACCCGTCTCACCTGTAGGGCCCGTTTCACCCGTGGGTCCTGTCTCGCCCGTGGGACCTGTCTCGCCAGTAGGACCCGTTTCACCCGTGGGTCCTGTTTCTCCAGTAGGGCCCGTTTCTCCAGTAGGACCCGTGGGTCCTGTTTCTCCTGTTGGACCCGTGGGTCCTGTTACTCCTGTCTCACCCGTTGGGCCAGTAGGACCCGTTTCTCCCGTGGGGCCCGTGGCTCCAGTCGCACCTGTTTCACCTGTAGGGCCTGTGGGACCTGTCTCTCCCGTGGGTCCCGTCTCGCCAGTAGGGCCAGTGGGTCCTGTTTCACCTGTGGGACCTGTGGGACCCGTTTCGCCCGTCGGACCTGTGGGACCCGTTTCACCTGTAGGGCCGGTTTCACCTGTGGGGCCCGTTTCTCCAGTGGGGCCCGTCTCACCTGTGGGGCCAGTGGGACCTGTTTCGCCAGTAGGACCCGTTTCTCCAGTAGGACCTGTTTCACCTGTGGGTCCCGTGGGGCCTGTTGCACCTGTGGGGCCATCAATGCCGTCCAGATTGACATTATAGACGACAGTAGAACTAAAATCGCCATAGATATTGCGAATCGTATCCACAGTGAGAGAGCCCGTGAGCGGATCATAGGACTGGACACGCGCCTCGAAGGAAATCGTAGGATCAGAAGAGGAGGTAGTGATCACACTGTTTCCTGGGAGGTAGGCCAGATTCGTGGCCACCGTCATGGACTGGGTGCCATCATAGACGGGGCTAAGGAGGACAGCGGAGGTAGTTGCTGTCAAATAGCGATCTGAGATGCCTGTGGCACCCATCGGGCCCGTGGGTCCTGTGGTTCCCGTGGCACCTGTCGGTCCATCAATACCATCCAGATTGACATTGTAGACAACCGTGGAACTAAAATCGCCCTGAATGTTGCGAATGGTATCTACCACGAGAGCACCTGTGGTTGCATCATAGGACTGAACACGAGCCTCAAAGGAGATCGTAGGATTGGAAGAGGAGGTAGTGATCACACTGTTTCCTGGGAGGTAGGCCAGATTCGTGGCCACTGTCATGCTTTCCGTGCCGTCGTAGACGGGTGTGAGGAGAACAGCCGAGGTTGTCGCGGTGAGATAACGATCCGAAAATCCCGTCGGACCCTGTGTTCCTGTGGGACCGGTGGTTCCCGTATAGCCAGTGGGACCTGTTTCTCCCGTGGGACCCGTTTCACCCGTTGGACCTGTTTCACCAGTGGGGCCTGTTTCTCCTGTGGGGCCCGTGGGACCCGTCTCTCCTGTAGGGCCTGTGGGACCTGTCTCTCCTGTGGGACCTGTCTCGCCCGTCGGCCCTGTTTCACCCGTGGGGCCAGTAGGGCCTGTTTCGCCCGTGGGACCTGTTTCGCCAGTGGGACCTGTAGGACCCGTTTCGCCAGTAGGGCCTGTCTCTCCCGTGGGACCCGTTTCACCCGTGGGACCCGTTTCACCCGTGGGGCCCGTCTCTCCCGTGGGGCCGGTTTCACCCGTCGGACCTGTCTCGCCCGTCGGACCTGTCTCTCCCGTGGGACCTGTCTCTCCCGTGGGACCCGTTTCACCCGTGGGACCCGTTTCACCTGTAGGACCCGTTTCACCCGTGGGACCCGTTTCACCCGTTGGTCCTGTCTCTCCTGTGGGGCCCGTTTCTCCCGTCGGTCCTGTCTCTCCCGTGGGACCCGTCTCTCCCGTGGGACCCGTTTCACCTGTAGGGCCCGTTTCACCCGTCGGACCTGTCTCTCCCGTCGGACCTGTTTCACCAGTAGGGCCCGTTTCTCCCGTGGGACCCGTCTCTCCCGTGGGGCCGGTTTCACCCGTGGGACCCGTCTCTCCCGTGGGGCCAGTAGGGCCTGTCTCTCCTGTGGGACCTGTTACACCCGTGTATCCAGTCGGACCCGTCTCACCTGTGGGACCCGTGGAACCCGTGTATCCTGTGACTCCCGTGTATCCAGTCACACCCGTTGGGCCCGTGTATCCTGTGGCTCCCGTGTATCCTGTAGATCCTGTGAATCCTGTTACACCCGTTACACCAGTGTATCCTGTCGCACCAGTATATCCTGTTGAGCCCGTGGCACCCGTCATGCCTGTGGAGCCTGTCGCGCCCGTTGGACCATCAATACCATCCAGATTGACATTATAGACCACCGTGGCACTGAAATCGCCTTGGATGTTACGAATCATGTTGACCATTAGGGCACCCGTTGCGGGATCATACGATTGGACGCGCGCCTCAAAAGAGATCGTGGGATTGGAAGAGGAGACAATGATCACACTGTTTCCTGGAAGGTAGGCGAGATTCGTGGACACCGTGAGAGATTCTGATCCATCGAAGACGGGGGTTAGATTCACAGCAGTGGTGGTAGCAGTAAGGTAACGATCCGAGATTCCTGTAGGACCCTGTGTTCCTGTAGTGCCTGTTGCACCCGTGCTACCGGTAGGTCCTGTTTCACCAGTGGGACCTGTAAAGCCTGTGGGTCCCGTGTATCCTGTTGCACCCGTGGGACCTGTTGTGCCTGTAGGACCTGTTTGACCCGTGGGACCGGTTTCTCCTGTTGCTCCCGTGGCACCCGTTGCGCCTGTTGCGCCCGTTGGCCCAGTAGGACCTGTTTGACCCGTGGGCCCAGTAGGTCCTGTTGCGCCCGTTGAGCCTGTTGCGCCCGTTGCGCCTGTTTGACCTGTGGGGCCTATAGGACCTGTTTGGCCTGTAGGACCCGTGAAGCCTGTGGGACCTGTTGTGCCTGTTACGCCCGTGGCACCTGTTGCGCCTGTGTAACCAGTTGCACCTGTGGGGCCAGTAGAGCCTGTCTCGCCTGTAGGGCCTGTGGCACCTGTCTCACCTGTGGTTCCCGTATTAGAGGCGAGACCTGGATCTCCCTTTGCACCCGTGGCTCCTGTGAATCCTGTGGGTCCCGTTGCGCCTGTTCCACCTGTTTGACCCGTGGATCCCATGGAACCGGATGCTCCCGTATTACTGGAAAACCCTGGCGGACCCTCTGTTCCTGTGGGACCTGTGGCCATGTAGATCGTCGGATAACATGGAGGAACGGGTCGCGGGGGACATACAGGCGGTGCGTAGCCATAATACGCCATTGTATATCTATTACAAATACCATAAAAAGATTACTCTTTATTCTCTCACTGTCTATAAAAATAGATACACCATGTGTAACGGTGCAACTCGTCCATTACAACAATGTATGCCACTCTTGACGATGTGTATCATGTCCATCATAAAACAGGTACAATACATTCGACATGGTGTCTGGAACATGCTTCATGGCCCACTTAGTATATTCCACTAGTTTCTTCTCTCGTTGTTCTTGTTTTACCTTTCGTTGTCCCTCCATCGGTTCATATACATCTGGATTATACCGAATCCATCTTACAGGCATCCCACGAACATGGACCAAATTCACCATTCTCACCTGTTCGCACTCACACGCGTAGGATTGATGTTGATGTTCGTCCACTTCCACATAGACAAAGTGCGTCCCACAGTCAAATTGGAAATCGGGTCTCTCTCGGCCACACAATGTGGCCTCTAACATTCGATCGTGGACAAAGGTGAATCCTGTAACCGTGAAAAGATCCTTTATACGGTTCTCTTTGGCATGCCGTCGGATTTGGACCGTCTGGGGGTCACAGGTCTCGCATTTTCCATTGGTCAGAATGTCATCCAAGCCGCATTCGGTGCAAGTGTCTACTCCCAAATTATCGGCTCCCTCTGGCATGTGATCTTCACAGTATCTCATGCCATTGGCTTCGTGGGTTCCTAGTTTTTTGCAGCGGCTTGTTTCGCATGCGCGATTGGGGGAGGTAATCATTCCTTTTTGTTTGTGAGGGGCGCAATGGGTTACTCCTTTTCCTAACCAGCCATACCGTGCATGTGTATCACATAACTCACATATGTTACTGATCACATTGACCATCTCAGGCGCCTTATGATCCGCACAGAAACGACCCTTTTTCTCTCCACGAATGTTGAAGGCAGGTTGTTTATTGCATGACTCGCATGTGTTACTGATCACATTGACCATCTCGGGCGCCTTATGATCCGCACAGAAACGACCCTTTTTCTCTCCACGAATGTTGAAGGCAGGTCTCTTCTCGCATGACTCGCATGTTTTGTTTTTAACATCGACCATATTGGGATCCTTATGATCCGCACAGAAACGACCCTTTTTCTCTCCACGAACGTTGAATACTGGTCTCTTCTCGCATGACTCACATGTGTTACTGATCACATTGACCATCTCGGGCGCCTTATGATCCGCACAGAAACGACCTTTTTTCTCTCCACGAACGTTGAAGGCAGGTTGTTTATCGCATGATTCACATATTTTGTTTTTCACATCCACCATCTCGGGCGCCTTATGATCCGCACAGAAACGGCCTCTTTTCTCACCACGAACGTTGAAGACGGGTATCTTCTCGCATGACTCACATGTTTTGTCTTTCACATTGACCATCTCGGGCGCCTTATGATCCGCACAGAAACGACCCGTTTTTTCTCCACGAACGTTGAAGGCGGATTGTTTATCGCATGACTCACATATGTTACTGATCACATCGACCATATTGGGTTCTTTGTGATCCGCACAGAAACGTCCTTTTTTCTTTCCACGAACATTGAATGATGCATGTTTCCCACAATGACACTTTACCATTTTTGTATTCATTGGTAGGATACGTCCATTGTCAATTTTATAGATGTGAGACATACCAAAAAAATGGACACCCCCTATCAAATAAATAGAAGCGTCTACTTGCTGTGGAAGAGGAGATCTCGGAAGAGGCGACAGAAGAAGAGTGATTCACGAAAAAATAGATGCTATGTTTTCGTGGAGGAGGAACTTTGTATTTTTTGGGATAAGGGTCGTGGAGGGAGGGGGGTCTTTTTGGTCGGTTTTAGGAAACGAGGGTAAGGGTGGGGGTCACGCTGGTTTCTTTTGTATTACGAAGACTTGGCGGCCTTCTTCTCCGGCAGCACGTAGAGCTTGTAAAGGTACGACTGCACGTTGCGATAGGACAAATTCTCGCCCTCCTTGACGCCCAGGACCTTACGCATGGCCGCATCCGGGTGAATGGTGTGGCCCTTCTCGGCATCCTTGAGCTTGTGGGTCTCCACATACGCCGAGAACGCGCGAGTGACATCCGCCGGCGTCATCTGAGTGCCCTTCGGCTTGTTCAGGAAGACGCACAGCTCATCCTTGATGGTCACTGGGGTGGTGAAGATGGTCGGGCGCTTCTCCTTGACAGAGCCATCGTCCTCCTTCTTGACGCGACGGCGGCGGCGACCGGCCTCCTTCAGATCCTTGGCCACGCGCTTCTGGAAGCGCTGGAGGGTCTTGATGGCGGCAATGGACTCGTCGCGGACCTTCTGGTGGGTCGCAATCAGGCCCGCAATCTCCTGCTCGATGGTCTTGACCTCGGCAGCGGCAACCTCCGCAACCGCAGTCGCGACGGGGGCCGGCGCAGCCGCAGCAACCGGCGCAGCAGTGGCAGCCGCAGCAGTGGGGGCCGCCGTGGTCGCCTTCGCCTTCTTCACTGGGGCCGCAACGGCCGCAACAGCGGCGACGGCAACAGGGGCGGCGGTCTCGGCGTCGGACTTCTTGGAAACTTTCTTCACAGCGGGAGTGGCGGAGGTGCTCTTGCTCATTGTATTCATACCGGTGGAAGTATTTGACATATTTAAACGCGTTATACCTCTCTCTCTGGCAAAATATTGCATCAATTTTTACGGGGGAAGGGCACCGTAGACTCCTTACGAGCCCGATCCTCCCTTTTTTTTATTGAAACCACGTCATTTAGCGATAGATCGGGGCAAATGGCAGAGGTTGTGATAGAAAAAGACCCTCTTGTTGATGGGAGATCATCGTCAAACAGTGGTTTGCAGGGACATTGTAATGGACATACACGGTAACATGCTATACGATAAGATAGGATCGGTACATGTGAAATTTCGTGAGGGGCCACGGTATCTGAATGATGGATCATTGTCACACATTGGATTCGTAGCATAAGAGACATGGCAGATATGTGACGGTGCACTTTCGCGCGTCGGATATAAAAATTGACGGGTTCAAAACTCTAAAAAGAAGGTCATACACAAAGATACAGATCCCCCATCATGTCCAGCATTGTCTACCCCACCCAGTTCGACGCCTCCCGTGTTACCATCTCTGCCCCGCGCTCGCTCCAGAATGGCTCCAAGTCCGCCTACTTCAACTACAATCGTGAGGCGCTGACCATGCAGACCGCGGTGTCCATGTCCCTTCCCTTCGGCCTGAACGTGGATGACAAGTTCGGCCCGACCAAGTATTCCGTGAACATCTCCTTTCGCGGTCAGGAGCAGCGCGACGACATCAAGCAGTTCCTGGATGCTCTGACGGCGCTGGATGAGAAGATGATTGACGAGGGCGTCAAGAACAGCAAGGCGTGGTTCAAGGCCGAGATGAGCCGTGAGGTGGTCAAGGCGTTCTACACGCCGTGCGTCAAATACAGCATGGGTGCGGATGGCAAGCCGGCGGCCTATCCCCCGAATCTGAAGGTGACCCTTCGCAAGAACGGCGATGACTTTGAGACCAAGTTCTACGATGTCCATGGCAGCCCGTATACGGGCCTTCCTGTGGAGGAGATGCTCGCCAAGGGCGTTCAGGTGACGGCCATCATCACTTGCAGTAGCGTCTGGTTTGCGGGCTCCAAGTTTGGCCTGACGTGGCGCGCGAAGCAGATCGCCATTCATAAACTCCCCGAGAAGATCGGCGAGTTCGCCTTCAAGGGTCTGGAGACGGCTCCCTCTGTTGCCGCGGGCAGCGCGGCGGCGGAGGACGACGAGGAGATGGAGGATGACGCTGCGTTCCGCCCTGCTGCGACTGCGTCCTCCGTGGTTGCCTCCATGATGCCGGCCGTTCAGGACGATGATGGTGATGATGTGGAGCCCATTCCCGCTCCGCAGCGAACCGTGATCAAGAAGAAGATTGTCGCTCGCAAGTAAATCGTAAACCGTTCATAACATAAAAATGGGATTCCTATGGAATCTATTTTTTATGCCTACTGTATGCTACCGTGTGCTACCGTGTGACAAATTGGATTCCCTTACAGTTTGCGATCGTCATCGTAGGAACAGGGACGCCCACGTTCGCCGTTCGCATCTGTAGATCAATAACGGATTGTGGCATCACCTCTACCACGCGAGGACGATAGGGCTCATATCGTTGTTCCTGGAGGATCACTAATTCGCTCTGGATGGTGGAGGTAATCACAGGGACATTCGCTTGAATCTGTTGAAGAATCTGGGCAGTGAGGGTGGATTGTAATTCTTGTTGTTGTCGCATTTGACGAGCCAATAAAAAGGATCCCTGCGTGCTCATTCTTTCTTCTGGATGATCTCTTTTTATGGCATTCTTTGTCACGGCTCCTCCTTGGTGTTGCGGCTCCTCCTTGGTGTCACGGCTCCTCCTTGGTGTTGCGGCTCCTCTTTGGTGACGGGGCACATTCGTGTCATGGCTCCTCCGCATCGGAATCAGGAAGATCCGTAAAGATCTCTTCTCGCCCAGGATGATACCTGCCCACATAGGCTCCCACACGACGAGGGCCTCCATACTGATAGAGTTTGTTCTTGCGTTTGTCTCGAAAGTAGGTGGTGCCATCGTGGGTGAAGACGGAGAGGGTAACATATTCAATGTGAAACCCTTCTGCAGAATACTCCTCCATGTCCATCTCTTGATGCGTAGGAAGTGTTACCTCTTTGTGAAGAAGAGGGATCTCTTGTTCTGGCTTGGCTTTCTTGGAGCCTTTGGGTTCTTTTGGCGCTTTTGGCGCTTTTGGTGCTTTTGGCGCTTTTGGCACCTTGGCGTTGACGGGCTCTTTCGGTGCTTTCGGTTCGGGTTCTTTCGGTTCGGGTTCTTTCGGCTCGGGTTCTTTCGGCACAACCACCTTCGTAGGTCGTTTTTTCCGAACAGGGGGCACAACATTTGCTACGACATTTGCTACGACATCTGCCACAGGTGCAGCGACATCTGCCATAGGTGCAGCGATATTCACCATAGGTGCAGCGATATTCACCACAGGTGCGGCGACATTCGCTACGACATCTACCACAGGCGCATCAGAGACATCCGATGCCGTCGGCGCAGGCATACATGTTTTGGGCCTTGAACCCTTTCGTATCACAGACATGGTTACCCTCCCTTTCCCGTTTTGCAGCCGTCAAATTTATACTCTACTTAAATTCACCCTGACGTCACCCTCTTAGAATGCCCTTTCATCGCCCATGCGTCCCCGTTGCATACAGTTTATCCATTCCCGACCCCCATCGGGTCACTCATCGTCTGACAGCAGATCAGGTGGACACCACTGTCACCTTTTCTATCCCTCCAGGGCCATGGACCGTCTTTATGTTTGCCGCGGTGGATGCCCACGGCCCTCTTACCGAACCCTTCTCCGTGTCATGGTCATCTACCCCCCTTCTCCCTCGGCAATGGTATGCTGTCTCTACGGAGTCCACCGAGATGCAGATCTCTCGCGAATCCCAGATCTCTCTCGAATCGCGAGGCCCCTATGGGATCATCCTTCTTCTCGCTGGATCCGCATCTGAATCTAAACCTCTCACACACTGAATAGGTACCATGACGGATTATTTTCGCCCCCGCGGCGACATCACCACCGTCTTAGATCTCACGAATCGTGATGCACAAGACAATACCTATTTCCCTGTGGATGCGGAGGCCTCCTGGTTTCATCGCGATTCCAACACGATTTATCCCACTACCACAAGCATCCAAGAGGCCACCCAGCGCGGTCCTGCAAGTTGGGGGCAGACCTTCAGTTTTGAAATCGGCTCTCTTCCTGCGGGAGACATGCTTCAATCCGTGATGCTTCAACTCCATCTTGGCAGTTGGTATAAGGGAGACATTCTTGCGGCATTGGCAAACGGATCCATCACGACCGATCTCGTAGGGCATGCCGCCGACTATTGGACCTTTATCAATCGCATGGGAGCCAGCATCATCGAGTCTGCCGATTTCATCGTGGGTGATCAAACGATAGAGCGCATCACAGGCGAATTCATCGCATCCTATCTCACTCTCTACTCGGATCAAAATTCACTGATAGGAATTACGAATGATGCGGTAGGGTCCGTGCCTTATTCCCTCTTATCCTCTCAAGTGTCCGCAGGAAGCCCCGTTCTCCAGACACCCTTTCACCCCGCTCGTCCCTTTCCCACCGAAAACGGGACCTATTTCTGTCTCTTGCCCTTTTTCTTTTTTCGCACCCCCTTGGAACAGGCCTTTCCTCTCTTAGCCTGTCATGAGGGACAAGTTCGAATTGATGTAACGCTCCGCCCTTTTGAACAGATGGCACGGTCCTATCTGGGATATCGTGCGAATGCGATGGATACGCCCCTTGGAAAAACCGTTACCTTTGTGAATACGACCACAGGACTTCCTCAGACGACTACGACACTATTACAGTGCCCTGAATTTCGTGATGCGCGGCTCGTCACCACGTGCTCACTGCTCTCGGGTTCGCTCCGTAGCAAGATGCTGCGCCAGCCCTTTGAACAGATGGTGAAACTCGTTCAGCCCTTTTCCTTTGAAGAGCCTCTGAAATACCTGGTAAGCAAAGGGGGGTCTTCCGATCAGGTGACCATTCAGTTGCCCTTGGAACTCAATCATCCCGTCTCCGAATTGGTGTGGGTGTTTCGCAGAAAGGCGGTGCGCGTCAACAACGAATGGGCGAATTTTACACCGTCCATTGGTCTGGAATCCACGCCCGATCGCTTCGTCCCTGCATGGCTTGTGTCGGCCTCCCTTCGCATTCAAGGGAGTGAAGTCATTTCTGCGGAGGGGGATTGGTTCCGTGAACACATCGCCAAGACACATCGTGGAGGTTGGAATGCGTATGCGTCCTCTATGTATGGCTATTCGTTCTCGGCCTCTCCTGAGAGTCATCAGCCCAGTGGAAGTGCCAACATGAGCCGTGCGACGTCTATTCAACTCCAGTTGACCGTTCGCACCCCCTTTGCGACGGATCTGACGACGCTTGATCCACCATGCGTCTTTGACCCTGCCGTCGTAGGAGGGTGGGAAGTCTTTGTCTTTGCGATTCATTATCAGTGGATACGTTTTGAAAGGGGGATCTGTCAGAGACTGTTTACGGATTAATGGGCGGGATATGAAGCGGAATATTGGAAGGGGAGGGGAGGCCAGATGGTGGGATGGGATGAAGAGGTGTAGCCAAAGGTGTAGCCAAAGGTGCAGCCAAAGGTGCAGCCATAATCATGCTATCATTGTGATCCGCCTGATACCACACAATGTTCTCTTTTTCCGCACAGTATTCAATCACGCTCCAGACATTCGTCTCCCATGTCAATTTATAGATCGGCAAGGTGCAAAAATCCGTCAACACATTCTTGGAATGATCATAAAACGAGGGGACAAAGCGGCGGGGAAGGATCAGAAGGCCTCCACAGAATCGCCAATTGACTCGGTTCACATCGCAGGCGGGCATATGAGACCAGCATCCTGGAATCGTAATCTTGTCAAAGGGGCTGGCATGGAGAGCACGGAGACGCTCTAGACATTTCTCTTTGTTTGTGGTGATCTTAAGAAGCCCCATGTCTAGCCAGATGAGCGTGGGATCGTCCGTGAGAGCAGAACTTTTCTTCATGAATTCAATCTTGGTGTTCATGAGGGAAAAGAATTCTTTTGTGTCCTTTTTGGGATGACGATGAGTGGGCAAGTCGCCTTGATAGGCCATTCCGATCTGATAGAGTTCACATTCCGAAAGGGATAGGGGAATGATACCGAGGTTGGTGAGAAGGCGGAGGTTCGGATACATGGTGTTCCATAAAGGGAGGAGAGACGGATCCGTAAAGACGAGAAAGGGAAGACCCGATTCCGCCAACGGCCGAAAGAGTTCCAGATAGGTCCGCATGGCCTCGGGATTTCCATAAAGATCATAGAGGCTCGTGATAAACATGCACGTTTGTGGTGAGTATATGATATCCTATAGGTTATCGTCGCGCATTCACTTAAGGCTCTGAATATCTCTACTAAGAAGATGGTGGCCAGCCTCCTCAAACTCATCTCCTCAGGACTTCAAGATGAACGGCTGTCCTTTCGTCCTACGCTCTATCCCTTTCAAAAAGTATGGAACAAAGCGGGACGTTTTACGACGCGATGGGAGCGATTGGACTTTGAAAACACGCCCTCCTTTGGGCAAACGGGATTCTTTCAGATCTTACGAAAAGGCAATTTGGTGACGCGGATGTATCTTGTCGCGCAGATGCCTGATATCTATACGCCTCAGAGGCTCGCCGCGGCCGCAGCAGGAGGCCCCGCGTTTCCCTCCTTTGGCTGGACGAATTCATTGGGACACGCCCTCGTAAACCGTATGACATTGGACATTGGTGGATCGCGTGTGGAGACGATCGACGGGCGACTCATGGAAATACTCGACGAATTCCAGACCCCCCTTGAGAAAGTGCCATTGATGAACGAGATGATTCGCCGAAAAGACAACGGGTTCAACTCTACGTCGTTTGGATGGCCCAACGCGGCTGGAGGAACAGAGCCCTATCAAGAGAGCGTCGTCGTCCCTCTTCCCTTCTGGTTTACACGAGGAGATCCAGGCTGCGCCCTTCCCATTGACGCCATTTCGTTTGATGATGTCCGTGTGGGCCTGACGTTTCGGTCCATCCAGGGACTGTATTCTACACCGACCCATATCACGCAGGACTCTGCCGAAGATGGGGCATCGTTGTGGCCCCTCCAGGGGAGTTCCTTCTACGCCGCCGATCCCGTCGCGACTCCCTCCCAGACCCCGCTGTCTAATCAAAGTGGCGTGATCACGATGCCTCTGACGCTATTATTGGGAGACTGTTACATCATGGCAGAATATGTCTATCTGGATCAAAATGAGGCGAACCGATTCCGTCTGGGTGATCTTCAATATCCCGTTGTCCAGCATTATGCACAGCCCCCCTATGATACACGAGGACTCCCTGTGGCACGGATTCGGTTAGATGTTCCTAATCCGACCCGCGATCTCTTCTTCTTCTGTCAGCCCTACATGGCGTCCTCTTACAATGCGCACTTTTTGGCGACTCGTGATCTCACGGGGACTGTGAATACACTTCCGAATGGATCCGAGACGCCATGGTGGCCTGATGCCATTGGATTGTTTGCCGATCGGCCTGCCACCTATCTTCGTCCTGGGTTTCTGTTGTCGGATGCGGAACCGATTTCAGGCATGGAACTAAACTATCAGGGCTCCCTCGTGCGGTTCCGAACAGAGGGGTGCGCACTCTTTCGGGCGATTCTTCCCTCTCGTGAACAACGAAAGGCGCCGTGGGTGAATCGCTATTATTATAACATTGCATTGGGTCTCCAGAATGGGTTGACTCCCTTCTCTCAGCCGCGTGGGGAGGCCAATCTGGACAACATTGCGTCTCGTGATTTGGTGCTGACGTTTCGGGCGCATTCCAGCCCGACGACAGGATTTACGTATTCGCGGTCCATCGTCTATGTGTATGCGGAAACCTATAATATGCTTCGTGTCTATGGTGGACGTGCGGGGTTGCTCTTTGCCTACTAAATGGAGGCGCAAGCGCCCCCATACCCCTCTCCCATGGAGACATTCTGTTCCCACAGAGCCCTAGATGTATCCACACACCGTTGCGCAATAAGAACCATCGGCACAGGGATCCACGCGGAAAGGCCTTCCACATCCATAGATGTCTCCTTGTATCCGATCACACTCCTCTTTACTAGCGTGCGGGGGTATCTGTTGTCCATTGTGTTTAAAGACGCCACAACGAAAAATGCGGCAATTTAATTCTATGATGTCAATCCATTGTTGACAATGGGGACACTGAACCAGGTTCATCTTTCTATCATCCTCATAGAAAGATGAATCCGCGATTTGTTATGATGATGGGTATATTCGCATTCATAGGATTGCTGGTTCTTGTGAGGCGCTTCATGGGGACCGAAGGATTCCGCGGACAACATGGCTGCCAAGGAGGAGTGCGGTATGGCATCGCGTATCACGATCGTGGGGGCCGCGTATACGGTCATGGAGGATGGTAGCCCGTATGAACCTAAATACCCCACCCCACGTATGATCAGCTATGATTCTTACTATCCCCTATCCTGTATTTGATATCCAACACATTCAATTATCACCCTTTCAGGCGCAGGCCTATGGGAAAAACATCGCGTATCTTAGTTATCACGATCCCTCCCTGGAGTTTCGCGATGTCAGTATCCTTACCCCTCCCATGACCGTCGTAGAATATCAACCCGAACATTCACGTCTTCGTGTGGATATCTCTGCTCACCCTCACTTTCAACTCAAACTTCACACGTTACACGAATACATTGTGAGTATGTTTTATGTTCACCAGACCAGTCTTCTCGGCATCCATCATGAATCCCACGAGCGCATTCGTCAACTCTTCCATTTTCTGCTGGAAGATTCGCTTCTCTCTCTTTATATTTATCCAACTTCCCTTGTGAAATGTGAGAATGGAACGACCTGTCGCGTTTCTGAGTTGGTGCCTGGGGATCAGATTCGGTGCGTCATTCGCTTTCACGGGATTTCTAAATTAACCCATTCGCATGGGATGCACCTGCGGTTTCAGCATACGCTCCCATCCTTGTGGAAACTATCATCATGAAACACTGCACCGCCGCGGGCATTTCACCTAGACATCGCTTCGGCAAAGCCGAAGCACTGATATGTAATCCGCAAAGCGGATTACCGTGACATCCCCCGCGGCACAGCCGCGGGCATAGAGGACTGATACTGCAGCAAAGCCGCTGTATCAGCGCGACATCGCAGCGATCGCCACCGCCGTGTAAGAGAGTCCAAACGTAAGAAATACCATTGCCACCAGAAGATAGATCATCACATTCAAGTCCTGGATCACATACATGAGCAGTGCAAGATACAACAACAGTGTGCCCACGAGGGTCTGAGCAATCAGCGTGGGGACCGTGTTTTTAAGGATCGTATAGTCCTCTGAAGCGGAATGCGCTTGGGCCACCGTGATGGCCGACCAGATATAGAGGCCGAGTCCAACTACTCCTGGAACGATCATGAAGGCCATCGGCCACTTGCTTTCTTCCGTAGAGCCTACTGTGGACATTCTACTTCACCTCTTTATTTTCGTTTGATCAATGCAATGGCACAGGCTGCCCAGGCAAGGCCAAATCCCATGAAGGCCACAAAGAGAAGAAGATACATGATGGATTCAGGTTTCATATAATAAAAGGCGAGGCCTGCAATGATGGCGGCCGCCGTGCCTCCCAATGATAGATAGGTGGCCCTGTTGAGATCGTCTTTTAGCCACACTCTATTATCTTTTGATCCTACGAAGGTAGTGATATGAATAAACGATGCAATAAAAATACCAACGACGACGATCACCACGCTTCCCACAGAAAGTAGATAACGTGTGGCGGGCTCCATGTCTACCCAGCCTCCCTATTATTTTGAGGCAGGCATTGCTCCTGTTAAGAGTTTGCGCACTTGATTGGTAGGAAACGATCCCTCCTCTCCTGACCATAGGATAAGGATCAACATAATCACGAGCCACATTTGACTGCCGATTTTCATCATGAGATCTGACATAGTCATATCATAATTCACCATGATCCGTTCTATCTCTTCCTTTTTTTATTATCCCCTAGTAGCCTGCATGTCTACACGTAAACAAAAAAAGAGGAAACTCGCCCTATCCGAGTTTACTCGGTGTCACCCACGTATGAAAGGGGCCAAAGGGACAAAAGGGGCCAAAGAAACGAAAGGGACATGCCTGCCGGATTCGGTGTCTTCCCGTCTTGTCAAGACTTGGAAGGTTCGCACGATCGCCGATCTATGGGCGGCCACCTCCTGTGCGCCAGGAGCCGATCATTGCCTACTGGAAAAGAGCGGACTAGGAGACAAAGAGAAGAAATACCTTCGTGATCAGTATCTTCGTCCTCGTTATCCCGCAGCATGGCGAAAGAAACCCGATACCTGGCTGGATAATGTGAACATCGCAAACGTCATGGAACAATATCAGATCCCCTTTCCATGGTTTCGCTTTATGGGTGTGCTTCCGATTGACTTTTCCATTCCTGACCCCTATCGCACCGACGGGGTGGTGCAATGTCTCAACAAAGACATATGTGAACTCCAATTGAAAGACGAATATAAGCGAGGAATACGGGGAATTGGACTGATCTTTAATCTGGATCCCCATGACAAAGGAGGGAGTCATTGGGTCGGATTATACATTGACCTCCACAATATCGTGGCCCCCCAGATCAGTTACTTTGACTCCTATGGATACAAGACACCCGCTATGATTGCGCGACTGATGCGGGCATTTACCCTACAAATCCCTGGGTGTCGGCTGGCATACAACGCACGACGCTATCAGCGGGGCGGAACAGAATGCGGAATGTTCAGCATGTATTTTCTGATTTGCATGATTCATGGGATTCCCTTTGAACAGTTCTGTAAAGATGCAGTGGATGATCAGATGATGCTCCAACTTCGACCGATCCTGTTCTCTTCCTAACGGGCCAAAGAACAACTCAACTAGGAGGTGCGTATGGCATCTAAAAGAATTATGGTCTAAAGGTAGTAATGTATCGTCCGGTTACACAGGACGGAAAGGGCACGTCCATCAAAGAGGTTTTCTTTGGCGAATCCAATTACCATACCCTTCACACGGTATTGGTTCAGGATCTCCCCTCTCGCCATGGAATCACCCTCACTCCTGCGCACTTGGAGCGCCTTGACAAGACCATGGATCATTACCTCAAACAGGTCTATCAAAAACAGGGGGACAAACCGCTTGTCGTCCTGAATCGCGAGGTCTTGACCGCCTGCTCCAAGGATTTCTCCCAGTATCTTCAGCGAAAAGAGGCGGTGAAGCACGTGGAGCCCGTTCAGACCGTAATGAATGATCAATTGTTCCAAGAGACTTCTCAGCGGTTTGAGCGCTTGACGCAGGAGCGCAACGACGTCAAGGCGCTTCCCTCGTCGCTCCCCGATTTTCGGATTTCTCTCTCGGAAGATGGTCCGCCTGCTGCAGAAATGTTTGAACGCGCAAAGAAACAGCGTGAACGTGAGGCGCTGCGCGCAGGAGCCGACATGCGCACAGGTGACATAGGAAAGGCAGAGGCAGGTCTCCAGGCTCGCGTCTCGGCCGACTCTACCTTTCGCTCTCAACAAGGGGAATACCAGCGTAACACCGAATACGCACTCGTTCAACGTCAGCAGAATCAGCCGCAGCCATCCTTGGATCTGCCTCTCGCGATTCTCCCTGATCGTCGCGAGTTGCTACGCGGTGCAGTGGGATCGTTTGATACGATGTCTGGTATGTCGGCCAATGGAAATCCGACCATCACGCAGCCCCTGCTGCTCCCCATAGAGAAGAAGGATCTTCCTCAGAACGTGGTGGTGCGTGAAGAGCGCGTCGTCAGTTACCGTGAAATCGAACACAATCTCTTTATCTATTCGGCAGATCGTGACTGGCTTCAAAACAACAAGGAGAATCGCTATCGTTTTACGGTGAACTTTGATCCCGCTGCGAATGGACAGAGTTTTGGTCCAACCCTGGCCTCTCAACAGAAGTTCAAGAACATCGTCCGCATTGAATTGGTGAAGGCCATTCTGCCTGGCGAGGGACTGTCCGTTCTCGTTCAGCGCACAACGGCGGAACAGGGAACCGATACGACGTATCAAGACAACATTCTCAATTTCCCGTTTATTACGCTCCGTGTAGAGGAACTGGAGAACAACAATTACGGCACAAACAACGAGATGGACCGCAGTTTCGGTGTTCTCCAATACGATGCGAAATGGCAGTCGGATCATACACAGGAGTCCTCTTCTCGTGGATTCCTTGCGATGATTCCTAAATTCATGAAGTGCCAGAAGGAATATTATCCGACGCCGCTGTCTACGCTCCAGAAGATGACGATTGATCTTCGTCGGCCCAATGGCGAACTCATCAGCGCGACCCCTGATACATTTGACATCAACGGTATTCTGGCTCCTCAGACGGGCACGGTGGCAGGAACGAGTTCTCCCTTTACGATTCCCATCCAATTTGGTGTCAGCCCGTCGGTCTATAACGTAATGATGCCTGCGACAGGCGGATCACCCGCCAACTTTTATATCTCTATGGCGAAATACTTTAGCAAGTTTGAGATGTGCGCAGGAGATCGCATTCAGATCAGTGGCTATGGCTATTCAGAAGAGTCACTCAACGACCCGACGTATGGGCAGAGCCTTCGTGCGTTCTCCCAGTGGGTCAATCGTCCTGAGGGACATTTGGTGCTGGCTACGGCATATACCGATACCGTTACGAGCATTCGTGACGGTGTGAACGATGTCGGCTACGCGAATATGGTGGTGATCCAGGCTCGGTATTATGATCCGACGACGGGAAGCGTCTCTCTCTATCCGTTTGGACCCGAGTTTGGGGCCACCTTGGCGGCATTTGGTGTCAGTCTTCAGACGCCGATTCGTGCCATCAACCTGAACCGACAGATTCAACTTGTCTTCCGCATCATTACGCGGGAGATGGATTCATTGCCTCAATTGCGCCCTGATAACAACTATTAGGCGCACTGCTCTACACGATCTTCCTTTTCTCTAGTAGATAGAATGAAGATCATCTCTTTTTCCATTCATCATATTATTCTCCTTCTTCTTGTTCTTGTCGTGATGGTGGCCCTTTTGTATCGTGAGCAGTCACAGGTACAAGGGTTTGTCAATGTATTCCAAGGACGATTCATTCGTGTGGAGATGGGTCAAGTGGGTTGTCTGAATCTGGCAGGGATAGAGGTCGTGTCTGAAAAGGGGGGACCGAACATCATCCGCCCTTCTATGGTGGTCACGGCCTCAAGCGTCTATGGAAATAATATATATCCAGCGGCGAACTTTATAGATCAAAATCCTGACACTATGGTGGTTACCTCATGTAATGACAAAGGATGGGTCATGGTGGATCTCGGTCGCATGACCCCTATCTATCAAATTGTAGTGACTAACCGCACCGATTGTTGCCGTCAACGCGCCAACGGCATTGTTCTGACGATTCTGAACGATCAGAAACAGGTTCTCTTCACGGCCGATCCGATCCGTAACAAGATAGGAAGCACAACGATTGACGAGGCGGATAATAGCATAAACGATCGCTCTTTTTATAAATTCACCTATTTTCCAACTACCACTGCGGTGGTAGGAAGCGACACCGTTCCTGCCATTCCAGTCGCAAAACCCCCCATCAAGTGTGGCTCTAACAACTTCTGTGTGGGCATGCGGAACAATCTCCCCCACTGCTATGGGAGAACAGACGGATGCCTGTGGGGAGCCAAGGACTGCACGAAGGATGCGGATTGCTCCAAATATACCGAGGCGTCTCCCGCCTATACCGATGGTCGGCCCTGTAACCAATTCAAGTTGGGAGACTGGCCTTATGATGCGTGCCCTGAGGCGGACGCCAATTATGACGTTCGTATCGCTCCCAATCAACCCTCCAAGTCCTATCAAGATATGAAAAAGATCTGTGAAAACAAGGGGAAGAGATTGTGTCGTTCCAGCGACATCTGCAATAAGAGCCGTCAAGTGACAATGGCGGGATTGACCTCTGCCTTTACGAATGACAATTGGATCGCGGTGGGTGACAAAGACAACGAATGGCTGACCCTGAATCGGGGAGGGGATCGGTATTGTAAGACACATACCGAAGTGGCGGGATCGGTCCCTGCATGGGGAATGAACGCTGCACCTGGAGCATGGGAGCGGTTGGCAAAATGCTGTCCGACATAAGACATGCTACCATGATAGATGTTTCAACGATTAGCACAGGCATTTCATATTCCTGTTCCTATACCTGTTCAAGAGATGGAACGGAGGCCTGCTATAGGAACAAGAATACAACGAGTTCCTATTGCTCCTATGGCTCCGATGGCATCTGTGGCCCCTGTGGATTCTATGGATTCCAAGGTCTCCTTTTCCGATCAGCGCAAGACCTTTATTAAAGAAGAAGAGGCAAAACGAGCACGTCTATGGGAGACATGTGCCTCCCTTCCCCGTTCTACATACGATCCTCAATCCATGGCTCTCACAGGCTTTTCCGAAACACATCAGGAAGGCCATCGGGATGGAGATGTGATTAAAATGTATCAGCGAGCCACTCGCCCTCCTCTCCAACGAGGGGTTGTGCGACAAGGGAGTGGAACGGTAGAACAGGTCCTCCAAGAAGCACCTGTGACGGATCGCCCCATTGATCAGTTAGAACAAGGGCGAACCCTTCAAATTCCTCTGACCCGTGTCCCATATCGGATGTGTTCGGATATGCCCGATCAGACTCTTGACATGGGTTGCTTACAGTCTCTCTTTCTGGAGATGGGAGGGAAGAGCGCTGGATCCATGTATCCCTCCGAGCACAACATGGTATGGTATCATACGATGGGCACTCTTGGCGCGGTTCGACAACGATGGACACACACTCTATCTCAGATGACGCATCCTGATCCCGCCGTTCAACAGGAGGCCATGCTCTGTATGCTCGGTGCTGTCCCTGAGGCTCAACGAGCCCCCTATCATCCTGGTGTAGAGGCCTTTTGGTTCGTGAAAGACGCAGGGCGCATCGTGGGATTCTTGGGGCGCACAATCGAAAAAGATATGACATCAGGCAGAGGATCCGAGGGAGAGGCTGTCCTCTACATGACCGATCTTCGCGTCAAGCAGCCCGTTTCAGTGACCTGTCGTGTGACCTCCAAGGGCTTTTGGCTCTTTCTGAACCAGCCCGCTCTCATGGATTACACCGCCTCTCGCCATCTTACGGATCGGATTCCTGTAAATCTTCCTGGGCTTCTTCTAGACTTTCACGAGACAGAGACTCGTATGCAGATCGGGACAGGCCCCCAACTCATGAAATTCTATGGATCGCCCTCTGATACGTGCCTTATGGAGTGCCATGCGGCGCAAGACATCACTTATTCCCTGGCATGTGACACGCGTGCACCGATTCTCAGATTTGAAGTGGATCCTGTAAGTCGCACGTTTCAAGAACTTCGGAATCCTGGGTTGTTTTCTTTCTGTTCGATGCGTTCTTTGGAAATGTATACTCGCACCGAAGAGCGCATGTCCGTCCCTGGACAGAAGGGGTTTGCGCGAATGAATTCATCTCAATCAGGGATCCATCTTCCTAACATTCATGCGGGTAGTTGGCGAACCCTTACCATTGCCTTTCGTATGATCAGCATGCCAATCAGGGAGACCCTCTTTCATATCATGTCCGATGGGGCCTTTTTCTCCATTGTGTTGACCACGATCAATGGCAGCACCGCGGAGATGCGTCTGGAAGAGAGCAAACAGGGAAAGACGCGTGTGATTCCTACGCCCTATCGGCTAGGAGTGAATCATTGGTATACCATCGTCATTCAACAGACGGAGGGAATGCGAGTTCATCTGGTTCCGTATGGACAACCTGCGTTGCCACCTGTCTATGCGATTCGGCAGGATTCCTTGTTTGGCAAGAGATTATGTAATCTATCTCTTGGCACTCAGGGCACGAAGGCGGCATCTACGACCTCCTTTCAATACGATGTGGCGTGGATTCATTTGTATGATTATCTCGGGGGACACTTCGTTTCCCCCGTGCCCCCTCTCCCATGAAGTTGACGTGAAATGATGCCCCCTCTCCCATGAAGTTAGTGTTATGATCCCTTAGAAGGGGGTGTGGGGGCGCGAAGTGGGTATTATGATCCTTTAGAAAGGGGGTGTGGGGGCGCGAAGTGCCCCCACAAGGATCACCTAAAATAGAAAGGAGTATATTCTCATAGAGAAAGGATGGAGATTCATAGCGAATCCGAACGGGAGTGTATTATTTGTTTAGACACGGGGGAAGAATGGAAAACATTGGGGTGTCGACACGATTATCATAAAAAATGTATTGAAGAATGGATGAGAGTGAGTGAACGATGTCCTGTATGTATGAGAAACATACCAGACATGGAACAAGAAGAACGTCATCACACCGCGATTCGACAATATCTACTCTTTATGTGTTGTGCGATTACAGCGATCATTATCATGGTGATCTGTAGTTCACTCTAATGTGCCTACCATTCTTGATAGATGACGTGCCTACCATTCTTGATAGATGACGTGCATTCTTCTATGGAGAGGGGTGTGGGGAAACGCAGTGTCCCCACTATGGAGAGGGGTGTGGGTGTGTCCCCACTATGGAGAGGGGTGTGGGTGTGTCCCCACAGAGAAGATGTGATATCATACCTATCTTTATGAGAGAGGGGGTGCGGGGGACGCTTGCGTCTCCCGATACCACGTCGGTTTGGTAAATCGTAGTTTCTCGCTCACAGGATCGCTACGCACCTCTCCCACTGCCGTCTGAAACATAGTGTCCTCTTTCGCATAGATAAGATACTGATATCCGTCGCCTTTGGGGTTTCGTAGAAAGACATAGGGGACGTTTTTGATCATTACTTCGATGGCGGTCTCCTTTTTAACGGCCTTTCCTACAGGTCCCGCAGGTTGGTCCGCAGGCCGATCCACAGGCACCTCTTTGTATTCCATGCTCGTTCGGATGGTATCCACCTCCAGTTTCGGATGAAACAAATACTGATCCGCGGCGCCTTTGATCATCAGACACGCCACGTCCTCATTATCCGCCGCATTCAATAAGCAATCTACCGCAGCCCCCTTCATGACCTGCAGCAGTTCCTGATTCACCTTGTCCTTCTTCATGCTCACTTCATACACGTTTTCGTCTGAGGTCTTGCCCTTATCTGCACTCATGAAGATGGCGGCCACCTTGGATGTCCTACGCTGCTCTTCGGAAAATACCGTGTAATACGTATAAATTTCCACCTCACGATCCTTGAAGGGAAGGTCCTTATGAGAACAAATGCGAATGGCACGACCCTTGACTTGATCCAGACGCACATTGTTCCAATAGGGCTCCATGATATGAACGGAACGACAACATTTAAGGGAAATGCCTTCTGCGCCTGCTCCTGTGATGCCAATGACCCAGCAGAGGTCGCCATAGAGATTGCGATCCTTCTCAAATCCTGGCTGGAGGATCCGTTTCATGGAGGCGGGGAGTTTCTCCAGGTTTCCATTGAAGACATCCAGCGTTAATTGACGGCGCTCCTTTGAGCCCTCTCCCGTAAACGTGAGGAATCTCTTCTTGTTGAACTGAGGATTTTGTAGAGTGGCGACGGTCTCGGGGGAGAACGAAAAGGGGGGCTTGTCGCCCAGAATCGTAATCGGAACATATCCATTGGCTTGAAGGGCAATGCCGAGCACACCGAGACCTTCTACCGTTTTGAATTGCGAATAGACAAGGTTGCTTCCTTTTGAGGAATTGATGCGCTTGATTATCTCGTATAACTTGGGAGAGAATTCAGACAGGCGTGCGGAGGGGTCTTTGTTTTCCATTTTTAGAAAGAGGGCGCGCTGGGCATATAGCGTGTCCATTGCGCGTTTGATGCGCTCCTGATAGGTTCGGACACGCTGGAACACTTCAGCGTTTGTATCCTGTTGGTTTTCTTCCTCTTCCTCCTCTTCCTCCTCTTCCTCCTCTTCTTCCTCTTCCTCCTCTTCTTCCTCTTTTGGTGCCTCTTTTTCGTCATCTAGAACCACGGGCTCCACTTTCTGGGGGCGTTTTATAGGGGCTCGTGGGGCTGCCACAGGAGCAGCAGGTTCTGCCGCAAGAGCAGCAGGGGCAACAGGCTCTGCCGAAGGGGCAACAGGCTCTGCCGCAGGGGCAGCAGGGACAATAGGAGCAACAGGAACAACAGGGGCCGCAGGGACAACCCTCGTCGGTCGTTTAATAGGTGCTCTTGGTGCAGCGATAGGAGCAGAAGACGCAGCAGGCATAGGAGCATCAGGTTCTGCTCCACCTTGTTGCTCTTCCTCTTCCTCTTGCTCCTCCTCTTCCTCTTCCTCTTCCTCTTCCTCATCGTCCTCAGGGATCTCTACCATAAACTCTGCCTCGGCATCATCCCATTCGTCCGATCCGACATCTTCCGTCTCCTCTTCCACGGAGGTAGGAAAGGGACGCGTGATGCTCTTCGGAAACGTAAAGTTACAGATCGCACGACTACGAAAACGATAACTAGAGGGGTTCTTCATGGCCGCAAACGGATCGCCCTCCATGTCCGCTTTCGTCTTTTTCTTTGTCTTTTCAGTTGCCATCTCTTGACGTCGCTCCGCGGTATAGGCCGAAAGAACATAATCGCTCATTTGACACTTAATCACTACATCACGTACTACACGAGGCATATACTCTTCTTTGGATCCACGGTAATAGGAAATCAATCCCGCCAAGCGTTTCTGTAGGACCAATTTGTGTTTGATGGTGAGATCGGGTTGAATGAATGCCTTTCGGAATCCCTCATCATCCACAGGGAGACGGGGGTAGGACACATACACTTCTTCGCCGATCGGAATTCCCGCCGCCTGGAGTGCTTCTTTGATCGCAGGATACCGTTCACGAATTCCCTCTTGCGCTGCGGGATCATATTCCACCGCAATCTCCTCCTCTGAGCCTGTTTCTGCCCGACGATATCCTTCATGAAAGGTGGAAATCAGAAGAGTAGACATCATATGCTGTTTCTCCACATCTATGATATCAATACGTGGATCTTTCTCCACGATGCCCTTGATTCGGTCAATGATGGCCTGATCTACGGTCCGTAATGGAACCTCCACACATTCCGTGTATCCCGCCAAGACATTCGCAAGAATACCGAGTTCTTCTGGAAAGTTGATGATAGGAGTTCCCGAGAGTCCAATGATTTTACTGTTTCGTGCATCGGTCAGCAACTTGTAAAACAGATATCCGCGATTGTATTTCTTGGTCGGGTCCTTGCATGCCGTGGGATCCCACCGACCTGGCACCACAGGCTCATAGGGGACCTTCCTCTTTTTGGAGGGCGTCATAAACTCCATCAGATTTCCCTGCATCAGACGGATGAGGTTATGAATCTCATCTACGACAATAACGGCGTTATCAAACAGGCGGGTCCCTGATTCGTCCGTCTGACACGCATAGGACATGAGTTTTTTAAGGGTGATACCGTTGTAACTAATAAAGGTAATGCGCTGATCCATCATTTCAGTCAACTGCTGACGAATATCGCTGCGCTCTTGATCCGATAGTGTTGTGTGATTAGGTGGGAGTGTAAAATCGGGAATCCATACTACCCGTTGGGCTTCGGGTCGTTTCAAGACACGGCCCAGAAACGCCTCTGAAAGGGACAGAACCGATCGCGCATACAAAAAGGTCACGCCTCCTTCGGACACAAGAGGCATCTTCACCCAGTGATTGTTCATATGAAAATGGCGAAATCCACAGAATGAGATTTCGGACATGAAATTGGCGCGCAGAGAAAACGGGGTCATCACAATGATTTTTTGGTTAGAAGTGCCATAAATGGCTTCTGCTGCGGCAATGGCAGAGCATGTCTTTCCTGATCCGAGACCATGATAGACCAGAATGCCACGATAAGGAGAGGCCATCCGAATGTATTCGCGGATGAATTTCTGATACAGGAAGGACTCCATGGCGGACCCGCTCAGTTTCGCACAGGCATTCTCGTCCAGGGGCCCTTTGACCTGAGGGTGAATATGAAAGGAGCGATACTGCTCTTGAATAAACCGATAGAAACTTTTACGACTTTGTGGGGTATAATGGACCGTGTCCGTCTGATAGGGGGCAGCCGACTCAATCTTATTTTCCTCTTCTGGATACCGAAGAGCCGTCTCTTTTCCTTGGATCGCGAGGCGATCCATGCGCTCTAGAATTTCCCTCTGAGGTGCATGAACACGAGGGACCATATCAGGTGTTACCTTTGCGGCAACCTTTGTGGCGGCCTTTGCGGCGACTGGCTCTTTCGGTATGGCAACGGGGGGTTGCGCCTTTTGTAGAGAGGCATCGGGACGGACGAGAGGGTTCACACGAGGCACATCGGCTTGGATAACCTCTTGAAAAGGGGCACGAAGAAGCGACTGAGAAGCGAGCGACTGAGAAGCGAGTCTCGCACGAATATGATCTGGCAAGGGTTGAACCACACGACTTGGTAGAAAGGGGACACCTTTGGGCTGAACACCTTTTGGCGCTTGGGGCTTGGATTCCGCCATCTAAGAAAGGGGGAGAAACTCCTATGGGCAACAGTTAGACACATAGTGTTTTTGATTCTGATCCTGAGTAGGAAAGCATGGATTCTTGAGAGCGCGATAGGTATCAAAAGCGGGCAAATAGGGGTTGGCCTGATGATTCACAGGGGGTGTGGAGAGAGATTCAGTGGGGCCATTCGTATCGGTGCAGTCACACGCAGGAAGGGTAATGACACGATCTGTGGCTACCGAGCACGCATGCTGCCCCGCTTTCTGGAGAAGGATGGCCTCTGAAGAATATACCCGAGTGGCGGATCCTGAGGCGGCCGAAAAGACACTCGGATAGGTCTGAGTGGACCCCGTCATCAGCGTCATCTGCTTTCCTTGACCGCCATACGAACATCCGCCATTCGGATTCGCACAAGCCTGTGTCGGAACATTCATGTCGCGAGTTCCTTCACATGACGCGACTCCTTTGATATACGTAGAAGAGCGAATCTGGGTCTGCCAGGTCAGTGTGCTAGAATCCACTGTCTGGGCTCGGCTCAGGGTGCGGGTGTTCTGCTGCTGTAGTAACTTGGTGATTTGGCTGGCATCCATGGTCTACTAGGATACAATAAAAATAGGGATCATGGAGGGCACTTTTGTTGCTTAGTCGCTTTTGTCGCAGTCGCTTAGGCAGAGGCCTCCAGAATCTCCAGAGCAAGACGGGATGCCTCTTGTTCCGCCACTTTCTTGTTCCTCGCCGTGGAGACGGCCACCACGCGATCCATGGGATCCAGGACGCCCATCGTAAACATCCGATCATGCGGCGGACCCACCACCTCTATTTCTTTGTATCTCGGCGGGATATGATACAGTGTCTGAAACTTGCGAAGGAGTTGATCTTTGTAGTTCGTGTCCTCAATGATGATCTGGACAAAGTCAATGTGCTCTTCCAAGATGCGAACCAGAAGATCGTGGCACTGTTGAAGTCCTCGACCCGCTTCTTCCTCTTGGAGATAGAGTGCCCCAAACCAGGCCTCAAACATGGATCCCATGATGCGCAGATTGTTGCGTCCATCACACACCTCCTCCATGTGGCGACTCAGAATGATCCAGCGACTCATACCGACCTCCTTTGCCAGGATTCCAAGTTGCTTATTGTTGACAATGCGGGACAAGATGCGCGTCAAGAATCCCTCTCCTTGTCCTGGATAGCGCTTGGAAACATAGGACGCCGTAATGAGGCCCAGCACGCGATCCCCTAGGTATTCCAGTTCTTCATTGTCACACCGGCGTAAAGGGAGGCAATCCTCTGGTCGTGGAGCCATCGTCATTTCATCTCCGTGCTCTTCCTGCTCTTTCCAGAGTTCAGGACGATCCACATAGGATTTGTGGCAACAGGCTTGCGAAAAGAGGTCGAATTTCTGAATACGCCCTTTCCAGCCATATCGTTTGAGAATCGGGATGACATCCGAGGGAGTGATCTCCCGATTCTTTGGATTCCATGGATAAAAGAGTTTGTTCGGTTCCATCCTGACGTAAATATGTCTTTTCCTATACGGGACCGATGGTATCAATTTTTATGACGCGATCGTTGTCATGAATACATTTCCGTGTGGCCCTATAGAATGAGTGCTGAGGGCGCATCAAAAGTGGAGGGAACGGCAACAGGTAAAGCCACTGGGGTGCCTGAGGAAGTATCCTTTATCAATGTGGGAGGAGATATCTTTGCGATGAAGGAGGGTGTCCCCCCTATTTCACTCTTATACCAAGACTATGCGACGTTTAAAAGAACCTTTACTGTTCCACCCTATCCTGCGAATGTGACGACTCTTCTGAGCACCTATATGAGATGGCACGGGTGGGATAATACCTCTTTTTCATTTACGAACGTGGATGATAAAATTGCTCTTCTGAACGTTCTTCGCATACGAATCAAGCAGATTCCTGAAGAAATAAAAGCATATGGTGAGGCACATCCTGCAGAAAAAGATGTATTGTTTCTGTCTCATAAACGGAAGGTCATGACTCGTCTACAAGGTATCATAGATGCCATCCAATCCTCTGATGGTCTTCAGACCAAACTTCTGTCAAATCCTCGTGATCAATACTTGTTGCTATTGGAAGTGGCCTGGCAATTGTCGCAGCCTTCTATGTCCTCTACCTGGACCCTTCATCTGGATGCGATCCATCGCCTCCGTCTCCGAGAACTTCCCCAAGAAATCCGAGCGATTCAAGATACACCCGAGATTCAACCTCGCAATGTATTTGAGAGAATTCCTGCACCTGGCGATGCCCGCGTGGAGGGAAATCCCGCCCTCCAGAATCGAATCAGGGCACTTCTGACCATTCTTCATATGCAGCAGGCAGTGGATGCGGCACCCAAGACAGGTGCTACCGCACAACAAGGAGGCTCCTATGATGGGCAAATGGACCACCTCTTTCGTCATGCGATGCTCCCTCTCTTTGACCACTTTCGTGTGATGTTTGATCCGATCTATAGCATGCTGGAATCTCATCATCTGACGTCCACCCTCTCGTCCCCTCGTCTCTTCTCCTCCCTCTCCTCGCTCTTTTACATGTGCCACCATCTTCATCAGCGTTCCTCCGACCGACATGTGAACTGTATCTATCGTGTTCATCATCTCCCCGCAGTCGTCATGTCCTTTTTCCAAGAGCAACTTCGTGGAACACGCGCCTATGTCAAGGGATTAACCTCGGCAAAGAAGCGGGAATTTGTCCAACAACTCTCCCATCTTCCTGCCGTCCGTCTATCATCCTTGAAGGCGGGTCATGCGTCGTTTCAGTTCTATCTACTGAATGAAAACATGACACTGCCTACGGCACAGGAATGGGTGGACCCCATGTATTCCAATCGCACAGCGGCTCTCTATGAGTCGCTCTCTGAGTTTTTTACCGATCGCCATCTGTATGTGGTATGTGGAGAGGCGCACCATGTCCCACTTCGCATTCGTGATGTGGATGGACGATCCCTTCGTAAAGATGATGTTCGCGTAGACCCGCTCTACTCTCACCGACTCAATCGGACACCTCTCTTTATGGATGAAGTCTTTACCTTTGATCCCCATGTTCTCTATCTGGACACGGAACTCGTGCTGAGTATGCTTCTTGTATCAAAAGATCAGTTGTCTTCCTAGAATGGAGACAACTCGCGCACCTCAGGTTCAGTCGAACGCCGATCCACCTCAAAGCACCATCTCCTTTCACCGCATCATGCTCAAAGCAAAATACAGTTTTTACAGTGCCGTCGTCTTTTTCCTATTTGCGAACCCCGAGACGGCGCGGGTGTTTCAGCGCTTCTTTGGTTCCACCGTCACGTTTTTGTCCAATGGCGCTCTCACCATGACGGGAATGCTCATTCAAACGATTCTCTTTTTTGTGACCATGCTGTCTCTTATGTTGCTCCCGATGGACGGATAGAGGTGCGACAGAAGGGGTTCTTGTAGGAGAATGGATGCGAGGTTCCCTATGGGTAAATGGCGGAGCATGAGGGTTGAGCATGCGAGCCACTGCCTTATGTTGCACAGGCCCTACAAACTGATGTAGAATTCTCTCTTGCGCCTCTGAATAACGTAACCCTGGATATTTCTCTTGATACATCTTCATCATGACGATGGTCTCTGCAGTGGCATTCGTCAGTCGTAACACGCTATGTGTGTTGCTAGGTGCGTTGCTAGAATGATGATCCATCAGATTGTGAAACACATCCGATCCTTTCTGCTGTTCTTCAGCAGAAAAGATGGAATTCCATCCCGATAGAGGTGTCCATTGTGTCATACGCTGTGTCATCATACTGTTTTGCATTGCGCTATAAGAAAGACGTGGCTACGGTTTATGCTCCTTGCCCCCTGCAGAAAGCGCAAAGAGAAAAGAGAGACCTCTCGTAGACATGAAGGCCATCCATCTCACACTTGTCGTTCTTGCACTTGTTCTCGTTCTTCTCTCCCTCCGACCATCCGAAGGATTTGAGGGAGAAGACATGACCATTATGATTTTTAAGGCAGAATGGTGCGGTCACTGTCAGACGGCCGCCCCTGAATTTGCGAAACTCCTCGCCGCCTCTCCGATTGACCTGTCAGGCAGAAAGGCCGCCGTTCGTATGCTGGATGCGGATCAGGACAAAGACGCCATGGCGCCCTACAAGGATCGTGTGAAGGGCTTCCCGACCATCCTTATCCAAAAGGGCAGCGAACTCATTGAATACCCTGGTGAGCGAAAGAGCGATGATGTGATTGCCTTTGCTAAGGGCTTGTAAGCCTAACGAAGGGCTTGTAAGCCTAAACATCTGCCCCCGTGTCATGAATAAGATGAACCCCATGAGCATTGTCTACGACGATCCCGAGATCACCAGCCTCTCCGAAGGGCTCCGCACTCTGCCTACGGTGCCTCATCCCTTTTTGCGTATTCGTTATACCCTTTCGCTAAAAGAGTTCCACACCGATCCTGTTTTTTCCCGCTTGGTTCGCCATGAAAACAATGGGACTTTTCGTTTGACCTTTCCATCCGCATGTGCCTCCGTCACCAATCTCCGCATGAATCGTGCGTGTCGCATGGTGACCTATTATCGGGATAAAGAAACACGATATATCCAAGAAATACAGGTGACTCGTCATACCCATCTCTTTCTTCAACAATATCCCTCT